TCACCAACTTCAACGTCGACAAAAGAGTTAGTAGTAGTAATAGTTGGTGAATTATTAGTCGTGCTACATGCCGCAATTTCTAAATTAGCGTGATTAGACACAAAAGGAACAATTGCTCTTCCTATTGGATTGCTTCCAAAAACGAGAGGACGCAACAAAGGAGTCACACTTAAAGTAGTAGCTGATGTCCCAACAACTTTGTCTTCATTGACAATTACTTGCCTCCTAAATGGAGCAGCAGTATTACCACTAAATGATAAAGAAGTTCCTTGGCGCAAAAAAACAGGAGTATCTGCAGTGCTTGATAAAACACTAATAGAGGTATCTCCAATAATTTGTGCTTGCTGCAACGCTAAAGTAGCAAAAGAAACTGTACGACTAGGTACACCATAATTTGCATCAAGTGGTAATAAAATCAAATCTAAGCTTGTATTCTGTAATATTAAAGAACTAGTTGCTAAAGGCATATAAATCCCCTATATTTCTTTCTTAATAGTTGCCAAGACTAAGTGTTAATGAAAATTGGATCTTTAATAAAAATAGTTGCCTGTTCTATAAATTCATTGCTAAATGGTATGTGTGTCAAAGACATAACACAATAACGTTGCTCTATTTTAGATATTGCTTTTATTAAATTAGAATCTCGCTTCCAGTTCTTAAGAATTATCTCCCACTGCTGCGGTTTATATCTTTGCCCAGCACTAGATCCGCCGGCATATCCAATCGGATTCTGACGTATTAAGCACTCCAATCCATTGCTTACAGATGGTGGACTGCTTGTTGAACCATACACCCAAATACTAGGAGTACCATTGCTGTATACTCCTAACTCTGTGCTTAATAGCGTTCTTAGTTGTGTGTTTAATTCAGCTACATTCATGGCTGTATAGACATAGATTGAGAGTTTCTTAAATTTCCTAAATCAACAATATCTCTTGGAGACGTAACTGTAGAGCTATTTTTCCTTTTTGTCGTTGCATCCCATGCAAATATTTCAGCTTCTATAGTCTTCCTAAATTCACTATCAAGTTTATTTGCAATGTCCTCAAACAATTGATCGAAACTATTCGCTGTACGTATTTTATCATTGAAATCTTGTACAATATCATAACGTCTTTCCTGTCCATTTAATCCTACGGTTCTCCAAACCCAGGGACGAGCAGGAAAATCACTCCCATCCTTTCTTGTACCGCCTTCATGAACAATAGGAGCGTAATTTGCACTCCAAGTATAAGTAGCAGTTTTAGGAGAAATATTAATATTTTTATTCCAAATAGCTTTCATAGTTTCCTGAATAGTTTACCTATAAAGTTGCCATTTTTAAAGTAACATAAATATGTAACATTTGTGTTAATGTGATGAATTTTGATGTTAACCAACAGCTGCTAATCAAATACTACGAGAGTAAAGACATAAAAATAAGAAATAAGATTGTAGAAAAAAATTTAGGACTTGTCTACTCTGTTGCTCAAAAAGTCCAGAAGTCTTGCTCTGTTCCATTAGAGGATTTAGTACAAATTGGGTGTCTAGGATTAATCCAAGCTATTGAAAGATATAATCCTGAAAAGTCTAAAAAGCTGTCCAGCTTTGCTGTTCCTTTCATAAATGGATATATGTTAATGTTTCTGCGGGACAAAGACAGATTAGTTAAAATCCCTAGGAATATCCAAGACATTTATCAGAAAATAATGCGTAATGCTAAAAAGAAAGGTATTACTTATGAACAATCAGCTAGGGACTTGACTATTTCAGAATTAACCGCCAAAGAAGCTGCGATAGCTCATGATAAAATTCACATAGAACTTCCTGAAATCAGTTACTTTGATAACTCTACTATCGATGAATTAGAGATAATACTAGCTAAAATTCCAAGCAAGCACGCACAAATACTTAGATTAATTTATATTGAAGATTATAAAATACAAGATATTAAGTCATTATTAAATTTGTCAGTATACCAAATTAAACAACTAGAATCTGAAGGTATAGAACTACTTAAAAATGTAGTCAACGATATTGTTGTTTGTCCTAGCTGTTTAAGCAAAAATGTTGTCAAGAACGGGAAAAGAGGAAATAGGCAGCAATATTTATGCAAAAGTTGCCAAAGTCAGTTTGTTGAAAATCCATTACAAATTGGCAGGCCTTCTTACGATGAGAATGTCAAGATAACAGTCTTAAACGCACTTTCTAATGGCAAATCATTCGCATGGTGCAAACTCTATTTAGGTGTTTGCCAATCTACTGCCTATAACTGGCTAAAGCAATATAAGGTGGTAAATGGAAAATTACACAAAAACTCTATGATGGATTTTTGATTTTATTGACATACCAATTTAAGTACCATAAAGCTTTCTGTAAATCTTCATTACCATTCTTGTGTTCGCTTCTCCATAAGTATTTGATGACATTGCCTTTGATGAATCCTCTTAGCTCTTCCGGAGATAAAGCTGCTGCAATTGCATCAATGCATTCAACTGAACTTGTTGTGTAATGCTGTGGGTGATCTACGTTTGACATAATAAAAAAACCTCCTTGCGGAGGCCCCATTTGTGTTGTGGTGTAGCTATTGCAAGTTAGTAAGTTAGAGCTTACTGTTTGTCTTTTTTATCCCGTTCGGGATAATCATAATCAACCATAGAATTTGCCTATTGCTTATCGAATAAAATTAATATAGCATCCTATTTTATCCCTGTCAATAGTTTTCTGAAAAATTATTTAGACTGCTGTTGGCAGCGTTATAGTACCTCGTATTAACGTACCTCTTTTAGTTGTGTAAGCATTTATTCTGTTCTGTGTAATAGCTATGAACTTCCAAGTTCCTTGAAATATAGAACCATCGTTATTAGTTAGTTTAGCTGTACCAACAGATTGAACAGTGATTGTAGTTGGCATCAATTTTGGATTACTCAGCCGTCCTTCGACTTGGATTAAGCTAGTACTGTAGCTGCCAGGCATTTGCAGCACTTTTGGATCTTTGTATTCAGTTGCAGAAACTAATAGTGTAGTAGGAGTAGATGATTGAACATAATTCCCAGTCTCTGGATCTACTGTAAAACTACCACTGCCAACGTTGAATTTTAACTCTAAATTAACTGTACTAAAATAATTATCGGGCAAATGTTCTAACGCGCCACTGACAAGTTGCTCAATATTCATGACGTGTACTCACTTGGGCGATATTTTCTAAATATTGATAATAACTCATTTATTGGGCTACCACTAGTTTTGTTGCCACTTATTCCAAGATAATCTGACTGTGATGCATACTCTACTTTGTACTTCTCGTCAGAAACATCTACAGATTTTACTCCCTGTGATTGAGGAGAAATTCTCATAGCCACAATACTAGCTAAAGCACGTTTTAGTATTACAACTTCCTCTGTGTTAGTTGTAAAATTAAAACCAGAATAATAAGTAATTTTAAGTTGTTTTTTTAATCTAGGAACTGTTGGACTGCGACTATATCTTCTAAATCCAGTATGATAAAAATACTCATGTCTTAACACTCGACTAAGAGACAATAAGCCAACTTCATTGTTATCGTAATCAATAATATAATCTTTATCTAAAGTAAGTAATTCCCATTCTTGTAAAGAATAAACACCAAAGCGAGGCGGAGTATCACTCCCTCTTAATTCTATTACAGGAGCAGGAGAAGGAAGTAGTGGACGTATTGGCACAATCACTCTTCCAGTATTTGGTATAGACAAAATTTTAGTAAATTCTGTTAGAGCTAATGGACGGTTAGAGCCATTAACTCCTTCCACTAAACTTTGAGCTAAAGTTATTGCAGTAGTCAATGGCTCTCCAGTCAAAGTAATGCTGGGAGCATAACTAATACAGTCTTGATTAGAGAGCCACGGCATATTAAGCAACCCCGAAGTATTGCAAATAAATGTTAGCTTTGCCAGCGGTTAAATCAGCAGTAGCTACTACTAAATTAAGCGCAGATTTAGTACCGCCAGCTAATTTAACTGGTGTAGTGTTAGCAGTTAAAGCTACAACTCCTGTTACAGAAGCAATTGCTGTAGCAGTATAGATAGATTGCGCCACTGGAGATGACGCATTATTGATGAAACTTAATCCAACTGTAGCGCTACCACCACTTGTTATAGTAGTGACAACGTCTATAAAACCACGATGAATAATGGAGCCAGGGGGTAATTCTAGCTCTAATGGAATGTTCCCAATTTTCCCGCCTACATCAGCAAAATCATAAATAACTTTAACGATTCCACCAACAGAGTCAGTTTGAACTCTAGCTGGTATTGTATTCAACTTAGGCATTGCGTCTATCCTCCACAAATCTAGGACATTCTTTTAAATACTCTGGGCAAAATATTGTACCAACCAAATTAGTTCTAAATTGCCCACACAACAAACATTTGAACTGTGAGTCAAAGCCAGGATGCTGAAAAGCTGGGGTAGGAGCCGTAGATGTTTTTTTCCTTGACTCCTTTACCTCTTTGGCTTCTTTGATTATTTCCTTATTTTCATCTTGTTCTGTCATAGGAAATATCAATATTAAACTGCGGTTTTGAGTGTGTTAACTTTGATAACTCTAAGTTGTTGTGGGACAGCACTACTGTCTCCTGCACCATCAACATCCATTTGAACAAATCCTTCTTCAGAGCGCCAGATAGTTCTAGTAGCACGTCCAAAATCAGTGTCATCATCAAAGCGAACTTCCATTTCAGTGCCGATGCCACGTCCGATTGTGTCAGAACCAAAAGCAAAGCTAGTGTGAGTGACTTTGCTGCTTTCTGTTTGAACACCGGGAGCGCCGCTACCACCAACACCATAAGCATTAGTCTCGAAAATCATGAAGTTCTCAAAATCTCCACAATATCCAGTTAGCTTATCTGTCTCACCAGGAGAGATTAGAACAGGATTTAAGAACTCTGTCAAAGCTTGCAATTCGCTAGGACTAGCAGCATGCCACAAAGTGTCATAGCTAATTTTTAATTGAGTCAAAGCTGTGCTGTTAACTACCAAGCCATACTTGTTACCAGCAAATGGAGGAATCTGTAGCTCTTTCATGTAACCATACAGAGACGCTAAGAATTTGCGAGATAAAGTTCCATCATCTCCAGCAGTAGCAACATCACCAATCGCAGTGGTAACAGCGTTTTTATCATTGTAAACAACACGAGTTGTGCCAGTCCACAAGCTTCTAATCTGCAAATCTTCCCATGCGTAGTAATCTCGCATTAAGTTTCTATTCAAAATTGACAATAGTTCAATCATTGAATAGGCAGTTACAAAGCTAACTAAAGTAACAGGAGGATATTGGGAATTACGTCCTAAACCCCATTCACTTAACTGAGCTGTTACAACTCCAGTGGATAAATTTTGATTACCAGAGTCAATACGAGTATACGCACCAGCACTTGACAACAATCTATCTTCAGGAGCGTTAGGAGCAGGTAAATAAGCCGCTCTAGGAATCTTAATGTTGTCTCCCAATCCTTTGCCAAAATCAATTACAGTATTAGCAAATTGCCAAAAGATAAATCCTTGACGATTGTTAGTACGCATAATTGATGACAAAACAGACAAAAAGCCGCCTTGGATGTCTCCACCAACTGTTGCAGCATCTTTGGAAATGGTAGAAGAACCACGCAACATACCATTGGCTTTTGCCCAAGACTCTAAGTCTTTAATAACAGCTGCTTTGTTTTCTTTAACAAATTGATTCAACTGCCTGTTGTCTTGAGTAACATACTGGGAGCCATTGGCGCGTACTTTGATAACTTTGGAGCAGTCATCAAAAATGTTAAACCAATCTTTTAAAGCACCTTGTGGCGCATCTGCTTTAGATGTTATTACTCTATTAACATTAGGAACAGAAACGTTTTCAGTTTTTCCTTGCATTCTACCAATATCATTTAATACTTTTTCGGCTAATCTCGCCGTATCTAATTGAGACTTAAGAGCGTCCTTTTCAGCACGTTCTTTTTGTAAAGCAGCTTCTAATTCTGCTTTAGCTTGTTTTTCCGCTTCTAAAGAAGATTGCATTTTATCTAAATGAACAGATAAAACACGTTCAACGTCGTCTAAAGACAAAGGCTTGGGCGCATCATGCTCAGGAGCAGGAGTAGGTGCAGGAGCTGAAACATCTGTAGTAGATTCTACTGATACGCTGTCTTGAATCTTGACGGAGTTGGCAATAGCAAATCCTTTTGGTTTGTCTGACATTTTTTCTCTTTTTGCTTGATTAATTGAATCTATGACTTGCTGTTCTGATAATTCTTTTATAAATTTCCGTGACATACAATTAAGCTAAAACACTTGTTTTTAGCTTAAACTATTCTCGCTAATTATAATGGCAATAATTATTGTAGCTGTATCTTTTATGGTATTAAATTATGTCCAAAAGGCAGGGAAGCTATTTAAAAAAATGTAGAATTGAAAAAGGTTTTAGTTGCCAACAACTAGCAAATTGTATTGGAGTTAGCCGCATGACTCTCGTTAGGGCGGAAAGTAATGGAATTAAACGTGCTTGCTTAATTAAAAAAATAGCTAAAGTATTGGAAATTAGTCCGTCTTATTTATTGGAATTAGATTATGACTGAACCATTTAAACCTCAGTTTAATACACAAAAATTAGATTTATTACTTAAAAAAGGTGAGACAGCTAGATTTAATTTAACTGTAGTAGGCAGTTATAACATGAATTTTCAAAATTCATTAATATTTGGAGAGATTAGACGCAAATCTCCGGGTTTTGATTTAGTCAAACGATTTACTGCATCTACTACAATCAACAGCCCAACTGCACAAATTAAGGCATATCCTGCTACAGCTGACAAGAGTAAAATATTATCTTTGCTGCCTGTTAGAGTTGGAGACAAAGTAACTATTGAAGGTGCTATTGTAAATGCCAGAGTAGACGTTGTTACCGATTCTACACTTGTTTTAAGTTCTAATGCAACTAAAACAGTTAGTGAAGCTAGAATATTCAATCGTTCTGCATCAATAGCTGCGTTTGATTTTTTCCCAGCTACTACAAATTTTACAATTTCTTGCTCAGCAGTATCAGGAAACAGCATAACTGTATCAAATGTATTGTCTCAAGTTCCTGCTGGCACACAGCTTGTTTTTGTGAATGGGCAAACTGTTGTAGGTGTTGTTACAGTAGCT